CTAATCAGTTTAATGCAACACAGATGAATGCACAAGAGCAGTTTAATGCAGGTCAGGCTAATACTATAGAAAGATTTAATGCAGAGATTAATAATCAACGTGACCAATTTAATGCACAGAATCAATTAGTGATTGCACAGGCTAATGCTAATTGGAGAAGACAGTTAGCTACTGCAGACACTGCAGCTATCAACAGAGCTAATGAATTAAATGCCCAAAATATATTAGGTCTAAGCAATCAAGCCTATAATAATTTGTGGCAATATTATGGTGACACTATGGAGTGGGCATGGACTTCTGCAGAAAATGAAAGAAGTCGTGTAATTGAACTTGCTATTGCACAATTACAAGCAGACAATAAAACTAACATCCAAGAGATGAAGAATGATTATAACTCTTCCTCTGCTTTTGGTAGTCTAATTGGTAAATTTGTAACAGGTTCAATGTTTGGTGGTGGAGGATTATTCGGATAATGGAAACAAACCCATCTTTAGATATTTATAAAAAGTTAAATAAGATAGAAGTAGAGCCTGTAGAAGAGCCTAAAGGTGGTCTACTATCCAAAACAATGTCTACAAAGGCTAGAAAGTATAAGCCTAATGTAGATGTAACTATGCGAGTTGCAAGATATATACAAGATATAAAGGATTATAATAGTGCCTGAAATAGAAGAAGTATCATTAAGTAGACCAATTCCGGGTCAATCACTTACACATGAGTTAAGAGATAGACCTTGGCAAAACCCACCACAATTTAATACTGTAGAAGAATCTATGGGTTGGTACTTAGAAAGATTTGAGAATGATGAGATAGTCGAAGAACTTATGTCTATTATAGAAATGGGTATACCTATATCTACTATTGCTAATTCTATGCAACTTGGTGCAGTATTACAAGGTATACATACAATAGACGTTGGTGTATTAGTTATGCCTATACTAATTGAGATTATGAAAACATTAGCAGAAAAAACAGGAATAGAATATAAGATGGGCGATGAACCTGAAGAAACAGAAAGACCATCTGATGCTAGTATACAATCTGCTATAAATGATATTAGAAAAAAAGGAGTAGAACCTGTGAAAGAGGATACTCTTGAAGAAGAAGATGATGAAGAACCTATGGGTCTTATGGCAAGGAGAGCATAATGGGATTTAACTTTGGTGCATTTTTAGGTGGTGCTGCTTCGCAGATAGTAGAAGATATTGATGAGCAAGAAAAAGAAGTAAAACTACGTACTAGAAATATACTTGATAGACAGGTGGCACAGACTCTAGCTAATCAAAAAGAATATAAAGCTAAGAAAGAAAAAGTACAAAATCAAATGAATGCACTTGTACCTTTATTTGGTGGTGGTGCAGATGCTATTGCCAAAGCTAGAAGCATAGTTGCAGGTGGTGATAATCATTATAACTTCATGTTTAATAAATTAGTACAGGCACAAGATAACAATCAAAACGTAAACGATATATATAGTTTAATACCTAATAAAAATGCAGTAGGATTCAAAAATGTAGAAGAAGCTACAGATAGTTTAGTAACTATGGCAGAATTACCTGAGATTAAATTAGGTGAATCTACAGGTATAGCTAAATTATTTGGAATAGACCAAAAGGCATATTATGATAAAGAAAGAAAGGTATTAGAAGAAGTAGGACAAATACAATCTGCTACTGCTTCTGTTCCTGAAAAGGGTGAGTTTGCTCAAGGTAAACTAGACCTAAGTAAAATGAAAAAAGTATTTAAGTCTGCTGATGAATTTGAGGCTAATCTTTTAAATGATATTAATAAATTTGAGGTAGGCACAAAGGAGCATGATGCAGCTACTAAAAAGTATGAAGAATTTAGGGTTAGAAAGGCTAAGACATCTGCAGGTTATATAACAGAAGAACTTAGACAAAAGAATGAAAAAAATAAAAATGCTATAACCTATGGCTATGTACAGAAAGGTTGGTTAGAGGGCAAGGAAGACATAACTGATAAATATGGAGCTAGAATAGAGATAGGTGGTAAAACTTACTTAGAAGGAACTAAAGAGTATAATAACTATGTTCAATCCGAAATAGATGCTTATAATAAAGAGTTTGTTCAAAGTATACTTGATGATGTAGAAGGTGGAAATTTAAGAACTAATGGTATTAAACTAATACAATCTACAGTAGAGCTTAAAAAAATAGCTAATCAAATACAAAAGGATAAGCTCAAGGGTGATGATGATAAAGACGAAGATAAAAAAGTTACTGACCCTTTTGCACAGGCTGATAAAATTAAAGAAGCAAAAAAGAAAGAGAATAGAATAAAAGAGTTTAAAAATAAATACACTACACCTGAAGCAGGTGCTCAAGATTTAGTTAACAAAGGCATAGATAGAAAAGATATACTATTCTCATTGCAAGAAGTGTATCCTGATGTAGAGCAGAAAGATTTAGTTAATATAATTGTTGCTGCAGAGTCAGAGAAGGAAAGATTAATTAAAAGTGAAGTGCCTCCAAGACCTAAAGGTGGTTTTATCTTTGACTCAGATGAAGAAAAAGAAGAGATGAGAAAATGGGATGAGCAGTATGGTAAAACTCATAACTATGATGGCACACCAAAAGGAAGTCCAAAGAAGAAAAAGAAAAGAAATAGGTAATAGTCATGGCAAAAAGTATTTTTGATTCTGACTATGGAAAAGAAATAGATGTTATTGAGAGAGATACTCAAGAGCAAGAAGAAGAAGAAAAGGTAAAGCAAAGAGCACCTAGAAGTATATTTGACGAGCCTGAACAGGTTCAACCAACCCTTGATTTAGAGTCAACGCAACCTCAAGTTGACTTCGACTATGCACAAGAAACTAAAGCATTAGACGAAAAGAAAACTTTCCAAGATTTTATTAATGATGAAAAATTCTTACAAGAAGCTGATTTGTATATGCAATCTCGTTTTGGAAAAGAGGATGGCAGACAAGATAATGAGTCTGCTAAAGACTTTACAAAAAGATTTATAGAGCATTACAGGCACGTAAATGGTAATACACTTGACCTCATGAGTCAAATTGATTGGACTCGTAGTGCATCAGAAACAGACAAACAAAGATATGCTGCTTTGTTTAGAGATATGGAAAGACTACCTGACTTCTATGAAGAGGGTGGCACAGGTACTTTTGATGCATTAATGGATTATGGGGAGGCATTGTTAACCGACCCACTTACATACTTTGGTTTTGGTGCAGGTGCAGTAGCTAAGTTTGGTGCTACTAAAGCAGCTAAAAAATTAATATTAGACCAAATGGCAAAGGGTTTAACTAAAGAGGCTGCCACTGAAGCAGCTAAAAAGCAATCCCTTAAAATAGGATTAAAAGCAGGTGCTTTACCATTAGCTGCAGAGACTGTTGTAGCATCAGGTGAAGGTGCGTATGCTGCAGTTGCAGGTGCAGAGCTAGATGAAGAGGCAGGTATAAGGGAACTCTATGGACTAGATGAAAAAGCATCAGCAGAAGAAATTGCATTAACAGGTGGTATAACAGGTGCTTTAACTCTAGGTCTTGGCTCACTTGCAATCCCTGCTGTAGGAAAATTAGGTAGAGGAGCTGCAATTAAAAATATTAATTTAGAGGAAACAGTTAGAGAGGGTTATAAAAAGAAAATAAAACAAATAGCACAAAAAGGTAAAGTAGATGAGAAGCAACTAGATATGTTTGACCCTATAAATGTAGAGTCTAGAGTTGATATTGTTGGAAAAACAGATGGTGACATAGCTAGTGATTTAGCACAGGGAAGAGAAATTTTAGAGGTGCTAGACCCTAAAACGGAAATAACCTCTGCTACTTTAAATTTAGATATGAAGAGAAGAGTTAGTAAAATAGTGCTAGAGACATTTCAAAATTTAACTAAATCATCCGACCAAGCTGCAAAAGATTTTGTAGAAGAAGTAACTACTAATGGTGACAAAGCTATGATAGTTACTAAAAAATTATTAGAAAGATTAAATAAATTAGAGGGTGTAGATGCAGATGATTTTGACTCTGCAGTTGCTAGAGCAGGTTTAACAAGAGACCAATTCGCAAAGATTGTAATGACTACAAGTAGTGATGCAGGTAAATTATTACAAACTGATTCCCCTCTTGGAAAATTTCTAAAAGAATATAAAGAATTTGACCCTAAATTTAAAAGTGAGTTTGAAAAAAAGTTTGGTAAAGAAGATGCTACCTCTTCTATGTTTACTAAAGCACACAACTTTATGCAAAGACTTGATAGAGAACGTAGAGCATTAATGGTTACACAATTATCCACTACTGTTCGTAACGTGGCAACAGGTGGTATGAGAGTTACTTTTGAAATAGGTTCAAATCTTGCAGAGTCTTTAATGTATAATATAGGTAGAGGAGTTAATAGTGCGTTAAAAGGTGACTTTAGTAAAGATGGAATACAAAAAAGCATAGGAGATATTGTTAGGGATACCTTTGGTACATTAAATGGTTTAAATGTAGTAGGTTCAGGTGCATTTAGAGCCAGTGAAATAACTTCTCAATTATTAAAATATAATCCTAGACTTGCAGCACAAATGGATAGGTCATTGCAAGAGGTAGGTGCAGACCAGAGTTTATCTTCTATAACTAGGTTTCTTAATAAGGCTAATATGGCTCAAGATATATTGTTCAGAAAAGCAGTATTTACTGCTAAACTAGATAAGCAGTTAAGAAGAATGGGTACAAATGTACTAGAAGTTGCAACAAGTGGAAAAACTTTACCAAAGGAAATGTTAAAGAATGCAGTTGATGAGTCTTTATATTTTACATTTGCGAGAATGCCTAAAGAGGGTGGTGATAAGTTTGGGGATAATATTGCTAATAAATTTATTAAATTTAATGAAGCCTTAGGTCCTTTGCCCGGAGTTGTAGGAATACCCTTAGGTACAGGTCAATTTCCTTACACAAGATTTATGGCAAATGCTATGCAAATGCAACTCGATTATTCTCCTGTAGGTGGTGCTGTAGGTTTAACTAACTTAACTAGAGGTGCATGGAATGTATTAAGAAAAGATGGAACATATAAAGATTTAGGATACAAACAATTAGGAAAAGCTAGAGAACAACTTGGAAAAGGTATGGTAGGTGTGGCTGCTCTATTAGCAGCTTATAAAGAAAGAAAAGAAAATCAAGACACTAATTGGTATGAAATGAAGAGTGACGATGGTAGAACATTTGATACCAGACCATTTTTTCCCCTTGCACCTTATCTAATAATAGGTGATTTGATGGTTAAGTGGGAAGAGGGTAGATTAAAAAATGGTGTAGGTTCAGATTTTATTGAAGGATTTACGGGTGCAGTATTTAGAAGTGGTGCTAGTGCTTACGTAATAGATAATGCTTTTTTAGGATTTGGAAGTGCAGATGAGTTTAATACACTAGAGGCAGAGAGAATATCTGAAAAAGTATCAGGCTATATAGGAGAGCTAGTTGGAGGTATACTAACCCCTGCTAGAGTTCTAAAAGATATAGAGGCTGCTTTTAATAAAGAGGCAGCAATCATACGTGACTCTAGACAGATAGAGGGTATAGGTGCAGGGGAACGTTCTTTAAAGACATTTCAAAATGCTCTACAAAGAAACTTACCATTTATAAGTAAGAATCTACCTGAAAAACAATTTGCAACTAGGTCAGGTCCTGTATACGAGCAGAGTTCTATTGGTAAACAACTCACAGGTAGACGTTTTACACCCAAGAAAAATACAGTGGAAAGAGAGTTAGTTAGATTCGGCATGGAAGAATTTGAATTATTACCTACCACAGGTGATAAGGTTGCAGATTCTTATGTTAAAAAATTTCTTGGTCAATTAGCAGAGGATAATCTCACAAAAGAAATAAATTCTGATTATTATCAGAGTTTAACTGATAAACAAAAAGAAGCATCTTTTAATAATAAATTAAAATATTATAGAAAGATAGCAAAAGAATTAGGAGAGAGTTTAGCAGTAAAAGAAGCTAATGAATTAGGTAAAAAGATAACTCCTTTTGATAGAGCAAAGTATACAAAACTAACAAAAAGACAAAGGCAATTAGCAGACGATTATTATATAGAGAAGTATGGTAAAACTGTATTAGAAATGCAAGAGGAAGAACCTGACTTTAATCACTATCTTAATGCAGTATATTTAGGTAGACAATTAAGTCAAGCATTTCAATAATCACCACAATCCTAACAACCTACCATTACCTACAATAATAAATAGACACGTAACTATGTGTAGAGTGTACCAAAATATCTGTGCTAGTTTAAACAAACAAATATCTCAGTATTCCCATAGCTAATGCTGCACAAGCTACCCCATTTACCATGAGTAAGGCTCTGTCATGCCATAGGTAAGCCATACCTGCTAGTAATCCTGTACCAATACAAGACGATACAAGGTCGTACAGAGGCAGAACACCCACAGACCTACATATTATACCTGACATGATTAAGAACGACCCTGCCCACTTTAAATACCAAGATAGGTCATGTGTGGGTGTTATCTTTTGCATTCAATTCCTTTACTTTTTTAAATATTAATTCTAATTGTTTATTAACATTCTCTAATCTTTTAATTATATCATCAAGAGGACTTACAGGTTGTCTTCTACTCTGCATGAACCTCTTGGCTTCTTCTTCTAGACTCTTCACGTTTTACTTTCTCCAACTGTTTAGCATAGGCAAAGTTATATCCTCTCTGCCACTCTCTATGTTGCATGGTGTTAGACGGATAAGGACTAACTGTTGCTATAGTTTTTACACCTTTTACATTCTTGATGTATTGTTTACCTCTAAAGGCATTTATACCACGTTCATACTGAATACGTAGTGGTGCATCATATTTACTTAGATTTGGGTTTCTCTTCTTTCTTTTCATCTTCCTGTCTCCTTTCAAAATATTTTGTTACCATTGCTAGTCTGTCATCAAACTGAGCAATCTTTTCTATCTCTTTATCAATAGTTTCCTGTATATCTGAATGCTCTCCTATACCTACAGTCATTCTTAAATATACTTCTACGTTTGCTATGTGTCTATTTATATTACCTACATAAAAAGACTTCAGTGCATTTAACATTATATCTCTCATACTACTCTCCTTTAAATGGTTTAATTACATCAGAAGAAAATAACTTATCAAGTTTTAGTAAATACATTTTTGATGCGTTATGGTCTCCACCTGATACACTACGTTTGTAATCTAAGTTATCTATTAACTTTCTTAGATTCTCCACACTAAATACAAGTGTACAGAATACATTATCTCCTATGCATAGATTATGAAACCAATAGTCTGCTTCCGTTGCATTGATGCCACTAGGCTTACCATATGATTCATATTCTATCGCTATGTTTCCTGTCTTCTGCCACTTGTCTCTTTCACTTTTAACTTCTATCTTTTTGTCTTGCAACATATTAGCCACAAGTTCTTCTCTGACTTTGCCATATTCTAGGTCAATGTCAAATTTCTTTCTGTCTTCTACTGATGGTGATAACATATCTAATCTCCTTTATAATTAATATTAAAGTTAAGAGAGCAATACAATAAAAGTATTCTTCAATCATGCTACCCTCAAGTGCTTCACTACCCACGATACCTGCAAACACTAAGGTAAGCAGGTATGCAAGGATAGGAATTAAGACTATAGCATTAACTAGCCTCAATGTCAACGACTTCACATACACCTGCAGTACAGGCGAGTTCTTTGCTACCATTTGTCGTATCCTCTTTCTCAAAGTCTTTTAGTTTACTCCAATCAATAGCCTTTGGCATAGTCTTCATGAGTTCCTTGTACTCATTCTCATCTATATCTTGATAAGGAGCTTGTTTATATGTATGCTCACTAAAAGGTAAGAAGGATATACCTGATACTTCATTAAAGTTTTTGTATACCCATGCACCTACTTCCATCCACTCATCATCTTTAACAGAGATAGTAACAGATGGTTTATGCTCACACCAATGCCTTTGAAACATTAGCCAATAATCTAACTGTTCTATGGCAGTCATTGCAGTTCTTGTGATAGCACCTATAGGTGACTTCATAGGAAAGCTAAACACAGATACACTCTCAGGCTTAGTAATGTCAGGCTCTATAGGTATACCTGCTTCTTTCATAAACTGTGTAAGTGGGTCTTTGTTATCTCCACGTACAGTTCTAATGTAATAATCATTATGTCTAGCATGAATACCTGATGCACTATCCACTAACTGCGATACAGTTCCTGATGGTTTGATACAAGTAATTGCAGTTGACTGTGGTATACCTAAATCACTAGCAATCTTTTTATTAGTTTCAACTGCAACTTCTTTTAGTTCCATTAGCATTCTTTGTAAAGGTTCTTTTGTACCATTATTAAGAAGATAACAATCTAATATACCTGTAAGAGACACACCTAGTAATCTTTCTTCTTCTGTATTTTCTTTCCATACTTTTCTAAGATATTTAAACTCTGTAAGAGTAGATTGGAATGTGCCTAATATGGTAGCGAGTCTAACCTTTTCTTTCAGAATATCTAAATGGTCTGCTTCTCTACAAACAACTTCAGTAAGATTACAGAACTGATAAGGTCTAAGTATAATCTCACTACATGGATTGCAACCAAAAGCATAATCTGATTTACGTCTACCATTCTCTTCTACTTTTTTCTTAGCAGACTTACGATTAAATATACCACGTTCTCCTGACTTAGATTCGTACAAAGCTAACCACTCTCTCATGAATGTGCCCATGTCAGGTTTACCTTTATAAGCTACAGAGTTATTGGCTAATGCTCTATGTCCTTCATTCTCCCACCATTGACCTGATTTTGCGTGTCTCATTTGGTCATCGTTAAGATTAGATAAGCTAATTAGTGCAGAACGTCTGACACCACCTACAACTACAACTTCTCCTATCTTACACATAATATCATGGCACTCAATAGGATATAATCTTCTTCCTGCTGCTTTTTTAAATATAGAAATACAAAAGTTATATAAGTCAACTAGAGGTTGAGGACCTGATGCTCTACCACCAAATGTTTTAAGTCTTGCACCTGCAGGTCTAACCTGTGATACATCAAGAGATGGTATCTGTCCTACATATAACATAGCAATAAGTTCACGTAAAGCTCTTGCCCATCCGGGTCTGCTATCTGCAACTGTAATTACTGTAGTGCTTTTCTCAAAGTGTTCATTAACTGTAGGTAACTTATCTACGTTCTCTCTTTCAACAGAGAAACCTACACCTGTGCCACACATAAGTATGTACATACATTCATCAAAAGAACGTGGACTATCTACAGGTATATAACTACAATTATATCCTGCAACATGACATCTGTCTAGTGCTACACCTGCAGTCATTAATGCTCTCATACTAGGCATAGTTCCTAGTGATAATATAGAATCATTTAGTTTTTCTCTTAATGCTTTGGTTAAAACATAACCATGCTTTTTTTTCAAGTGATTTTCCATGTAGTCAAAATATCTGTCTACAGTTTCACTCCAAGTTTCTCTTCTTTGCTCATCGTCTTTCCATCTTGCATATCTAGAAAGAGCAATAAAATTCTGATAATCAGTTGGTAAATAGTTTTGCATTCATGTCTCCTCTGTTACTACCTTTATGTTTTTAACTTTCACTCCTTCTATTTCGTGAAAAGTCTCATGGATATATTCTTCCATCTCATCATCTACTCTGCCATCTGCAGGAATAGGATACTCCTCTGCATCTATGTGCAGAGTCATCATTATCTTAACTTTCATCTTTCTCTAACACATCAATTAATTCATTGAGATACCATTGTGCTTTTTTTAAATCCTCTACACCATTCTTGTATCTGTATCTCCAAAGATACTTCATAATGTTACCTTGTAAATAATATTCAAACCCATCATCTGTCATAGCCTTGATAGCTTCAATAGTCTCTATACCTGCTTTATTATAATGTGGTGGACTATTAACCATATCCATAGTTTGTTTGTGGTCTGATTGTTCTTGTGCTTGTTTTTTAGTCATCTCTTCGTATACCTCTCTGTATCTTTTTCTTAATGCTTCTCTGTACATTCCCATTATGTCGTTTCCTTTTTAAAGTCCACATGAATTACATTACCACCATCATCTTCTAGTGTCAACTTATCTTTATACTTTGGATAATCTAACATCTCTTCCATAGGTAAATACTTCTCTGCTAACTTTTCGGCAGCTTCTCTAAATACTTTATTGTCTTCCATCAAAGGTATAGATGAACATACCTGTCTAGTAAAATGTAACATACCCTCGAAGTCCTCATCATTCAGAGGATTCCTTTCATCTAAGACAACCTTTACAGATACTTCTCCATTCCATCTTTTATTTTTAGTGAGGTGTGGTTTTATAACTATTACAAAGTCATGTGGTGCTATTTTATGCTCTAATTTCATATATTATCTCCTTATTTTTTTGTTAGGAAACACAATAAACTTTGGGTGTTTATTCTTTCCTGTTTCTTTTATCCACTCTTCAGGTATAATTCTATCGTGGAATCTAAACCCATACTTTATACACCACTCTGCATACGTTGACTTAGCACCTTTACGTAACTTCCTTCTGCTATTTTCAAACACAAATCTAATGTCTAGTTTTGGATGTTGTTTCTTTATCGCTAAATGTTTTCTCCTATCAATAGCTAGAAACCTACCTTTAGTCTCTATAATTATGCCATTGTAAAGCACAAAGTCAGGGGTATAGGTACGATAGCACAAGTCTTCCCATTGTATCTTTATAGATTCATAGTCAAACTTACACTTTTGTTCTTTTAAGTAGTCTGATAGCTTATGTTCAAAACCACTCCTATACCCATGCTTTATTGCAATCCTGCGTACAGAATACGGAGACACTAGAGTAGCCTTCTCCATCCTGAGAAAGGACTCCACTCATACTCAGAACTATTATAGTTATAGCCAAGTGCTTTCATCTCTTCTCTTACTGCTTCGTCTGCTAACTTTTTAGCTTCCATAGCCTCACGTAAACCTTTAGTTTTCATTTCACGAAGGGTCTTCTTAGCTTCTGCTAGTTCTTTTTCCATAGAGTCTATGTCCTTTTGCAGGTCTTCTATTTTTTTATCTGTCATTATTTAACACTCCATATTTTATTTGCTTCTTCTTTCATACCTGACCATAACCAAGAGTCAAGGTTAGGATACATAAGAGAAGCTAACTCATGCTTATCATCACTGATAGACAAAAACTTCTGTATAGAAAGAGCTACCTTACGTAACTGTTTCTTATACAAAGTTAAATTCTTTAGTGTAAACTTCTTATGTTCCTTTGGGGTAGCAAAGAATAAGTCTACACCACTTTTAGGATATGCCATAGAATATAAAGCCATCTGTCTTTTTTGTGCTTCAGTAGGTCTTGTTGGCATCCTTGTAGATGTCTTTAAGTCTACTATCTTGCCTTTAAATCTGAAGTCAATATATCCTATGATAGGCACAGGCATATCCTCGATTTGAACTTCAACCTTTTCTTGATATGCTTCAAGGTCTTTGTAATCAAAGTTCTCATCAATTATAGTGCCAAAGTCTTTGAGTAACTTCTTTTCTTTTGCAGTCTTTATATCTCCCAAATCAATACCTGACTCTGCACAGAGAGACATAAACTTTACATCCAAAAGATTATAATCAAAGACTCCTTTTTCGTACTTGTCTGCAAGTACAAATTCAGTAGCAATACCCCTTACTGCACTTGCACCACTTGAAGATTTAATCTTAAACAAGTATCGTGCCACCCATAATGACGTATCATTAATGTAGGTATTTATACTACTAGGTGACAAGTAGTTTATACCATGTGCTTTGAAGGGGTTATTGCTTCGCACTATGCGTTTTCCACTTCAATAAAGTTATCCTCTGCACTAACAATACTGTCAACTGCTTTGGACATATCTTCATCGACAGACTTTTGAGAAGCCTGTTCATTCCACTCTGAAACTATGTACTGATTATAGTTCTCTATCCAAGATAGAAAATCTGCAAACATAGTTTGGTCTGTATCAGATAAACTAATCTTCTCTGATAAGTTTAAAGTGCTAGTAGGCAAGTAGAACTGACTACCATTAGGTAGTTTTCTAGCTTCAGTAGCTAGGCTAATAGTGTGTTGCACAGGAAGTGCTTTCATCTTAGCTAACTTTGTAAAGTTACTACCTATAGTTTTGAACGCATCTCTATTATCTATCTCCCATATAAATGGAGTAGTTTCAAACGCAATCTCTTTACCTTGAGCATCAGTAGCATCATGTAAATCTACTAAACCAAATATGACTCTTACACGTTTAATCTGCTTAATTAAATCTTTAGTCTTATCAGGTAATGCATCAAAGTCTTGAATCCATCCTGCAGGTTTTCCACAATTAAAACCACCTTGGTTATCCTTCAAATCTTTATTAAGATTATCTGCCATAACTGTCTTATGGTATACACCCAATGGCTCTCCTGCTTTTGCAGACATATTCTTAACAAACCTTTTATACATATATCTTTGCATGAAAGGTCTGATGGTAGCAGTCTTACCATATAAGATATTACCCTCAGGTATATCTAATTTGTAAGTGCCACCCTTAACTAGAATCTCATCACCCTCTATGATAGGGGTGTGTTGTATTCTAAATCTAGGTAACTGTTGAGTCTTCTTCTCAGTAGAGGAAGAAGTCTCGTTGGCTATACCCATAGCCTTTGCCATAGATTCATAATTATTAGTGTCTATGGTCACTAGGTTTGCTTCAGTCATACATTTTCTCCTTTCTTATTTTAAAATGTCTCATAGTTATATCAGTTAATATCTTTAGTGTCAAGCCAATTATCTCCTATTTTTGATTCTAATAATAATGGTACATTAAAGTCTATTCCAAACTCGTTGTTTATAATACTATTTATGTCTTGATTCATAGTTTTCAAGATGAAAACAACTTTATTTATTTCATCAGGGTGTACATCAATAACTATTGAATCGTGTACTGTGTTTACAATACAAGACTGTAATAATTCTAATCTATTTTCTATGTGATGAAGAATCAAAGGCACTATGTCTGCAGTTGCAAAGCTCTGCACAGGATAGTTCTTTATCTGTGTAAAGTGTGACACAGAGCCATTCATTCTTCTCTCTACATCAGGAAAACTAAACTGTCTTCCTGATGGTGTTGTAATACTACGTTTTTCTAGAGCCTCTTTAGCCAATCTGGAATGCCAAAGTGCGATGCCTTTGTACTTTTTCGTGAAGTCTTGGTAGTATTTCGCTTCTGCTTTCGACCTACCGAACCCTGTCGCACCATACAACGGAGCAAAGGTATGTGCTTTAGCATCTTGCCTAGTAGTGTACTGACCTGATTTCGTAATGACGTTAGCAGTGTACGTGTGAACGTCAAATCCTGTTTTAATTTCATTAATCGCTACCTCATCTTGTGATAAATAGGCTGCAGTTCTAAACTCTAACTGTGCAAAGTCTGCTTCTAGAATCTTGCCACCTGTCCAACGTGAAACAAATACCTTCTTTACAGGAAACGTGCCACCTCTAGGCATATTCTGCATATTAGGGTCTGCTCCACTAAACCTGCCTGTCGCAGTTCTGTGTTGTAACAATCTAACATGAAGCATACCATCAGACTTAACGTGTGCCTTGATACCTTCAACAAAGGAAGATAGATAACTATCTAACGCAGACAATCTCTTCAGGTCTTGAAGAAACTGACTAGCTTCTGTCATGTTGTTACGTTGTGCTATACTTTGTAACATATCCAAGTTACCTTTGGATACACCAAAGCCATTAGCACTTATCCATTTAGCGTTTGGTGCATTAAATTTTAATCCTGCTACATTACGTCTATCATTATGAAAATGATAACCAAGACCATTACAACTAGGGTCTTTATTGGGAATAGAGTAAAGAGTTCCATCTTTT